GTGTGTATTGTTCTGCGGCCTGCACGATCCCAGGCCGCAGAACAATACACACAACCACCTGCAGCACCGGCGGCGGCACCTCAGCCAGCACCTGCTACCTCAGATGCTGGTGTAGCAGCAACACAATCTGGTATATTCGGAGGTGGTGGCGGAGGTGGTGCCACCGCAGCAAACACCGTTGATCAGTCGTATAGAACTCCCAACGACCCAAAGCAAATGGCAACACAACTTGCTGAGGTATTAAAACCCCTCAGCAGCCAGCCTAAAGAGAAAGCGTTGCTTGATGCAATAACAATCTATACTGCGCGGTCGGACCGGCGGGGGCCGGACCGGCGGGTGCAAAGGGAGGTAACCGGCGATTCAAAGTTTGATAATATGATGGGAGATATAGTTAAAGGGGCAGTTACTCCGGGGAAGAAAGTAGCAACAAAAGATGAAATTGGCGAGGATATTTGGAAAATGTATGAGCTATTTTATTCTTACGGAGATAATGGTTTTGAATATTTAGATAAGAACTCTGCATTGTGGGACGCACTATTTACTAAACATAATGGTGATATTGATGCTATTATCAATAGCGAAAGTGAAGAAACATTGATGGAAGTATTAAAAGAACTACAAGAACTAAATCGCAAATATCTTGATCGTAGTAACAATCCACTCAGTGAATTGGCATCTAGCGACAATGGAGGCGGTATTCGGATTCAAGCCGAGTATTTAGGTGAGGAAAATTTTAAAGTCGTAATTAACGGCGAAAGCTATTTGGCGATTATAGAAAACCTAGAAGGTAAGTTTAATACAAATGCATATAAAAAAGGAAATACTGAATACCAGTCTGGTAACGAGCACATGTGGAATTGGCGAGTTGATAAAATAAATATAACTAATAATGCAACCAGAGACGAACTAGACGACGATATGATAGATGCGGTAGCAGATTATATTGAAGAACATCATCAAGCAGATCTCATTAAAATCGCAATCTACGAGCGCGCCCAGACAACTAGTTGGCATGATCAACGTTCAAAAGACATGGGGTACATAGTACAACCGACTAATAACTTTGATCCTAACTTAAAGAAAAAGAAGCCAGGTGTGGCGGAAGGTATGTTTACAAAAAGTCTTAAGTTTTCGGAATCTTTTAATCCTGGAAAAATGTTGGAAAAGAAAGTTACTAAACTTACACGTATCAAGTAAAGATAACCGGACTACAGATGTATCAGTTTTTATATGAAGGTGGTAATGCGATACCAACAAGTAGTCCGGTTAATCAGGAAGATGTGCCTGCGGTAATTGCTATTGCCAAACGCGAAATGCCGCAGGCACTACTGAAAAATTTACAAGCAGATATCGGCAGTGCTGGATTTAAACAAGTACCCAGTGGCGACATTGATTTGATGGTAGAAGCACAAGATGTTGTTGACTTGTTCCAAACACAAGATAATCCCAAAGATCCTGTATTGGCCGCTAAAAAAGCCATGCAGACATGGTTTGCTGCCAAGGGTATAGAAGCCAATGTTAAAGGACGTAATGTCAGTATTGGTGTAAAATACAAGGCCAAGGATGGCCGTGCAGGATATGCTCAAATTGACCTAATGGTCATACATGACGTCAAGATCGTTGCTCCGTGGCATCAACACGGTCCGCGTGGTATGTACAAGGACGCCGGTTTCAAAGGTCAACAGAACTTTGTACTAATGGCCAGTATCGCTAAACATCTAAATTTAAAGTTTGATCCGTTTGGTGCAAAATTGATCAATCGTGACACTAACGCAGTTGTTGGCCGTACACGCAAGGAAGTCGCCAAGATCTTGCTTGGTCCAAAAGCAAAAGAAGATTCGTTGAACAGCGTTGGCACTATGCTGACCGCACTAGAAAACGATCCCGATCGAGAAGGTAAGTTAGCACAGGCCAAACAAGATCAAGCCAAGGGATTACTTACATTACCCGAAGCTGCACCAACCCCGGGCACAGCCGCTTGGTTCCGTAAGATAGGACATAATCTGTGAAAATAAGAGATATCATACTGGAAGGCGGGTGGGATACCACACTGACCCAGAACACCGTACTACATCCCAAGATCGTGGCAGTGGCTTTACAAGTAGTGGACAAGTTTGTCACGGACTTTAATAAAGTATATGCCAAACACGATGTGGAAATACAACGCGGCAAACCTACTGGATCAAGTGCCTATCATGAAATTGATACGCAGAAAGACCCAACCAAAGTATACGGCGATATCGATCTACAAATGATCGCTCCCGAGACCGAAGGACAAGGTTACACACAGTTTACTGCACAATGGAATAAGTTAACCAATGATTTTATTAAAGCTGGACATGCACCGTATGTGGACACAAGCGAAAGCAAACCCGGCCATCCTATATTCCAAGTTGGACCAGACCAATTTGTACAAATAGATTTTATGTGGCACCCGGAGCGTTTACGTAAATGGGGTGCCAGTCGTGTGACTCCCGAGCGCGGAGTCAAAGGATTATTGCATGGTAATATGTTTAGTGTACTAGGCGAACTGCTGGACCTAAGCATACAACATGCTGGTGTACAATTAAAAGTGATTGATGGTCAACATGTTCCCTTTAGCAAACAAAAAGGTGCAGAAGTTGTTACAGTATCAACAGAGCCAAGCACTTTTATCTACGACATATTTACATACGAAGCTCAACAGCTGGGAATTAAAAAACCCAAGGTTGACCCCATGCTAAAACAATTCCCGGGCAATGATCTTGACGATGTCAAGGTTGTTAAATTGGTCAATGGTATTAAGGGTTTTGCACGTAGTTGCGAAGCAAACGGAATGTTTGGCCAAGGCGACTTGGCTAACTTTACATCAGCTGGTGATTTCTTGAATAAGTTTTGGCAACGATACAACGAAAAAGCACAAATTGATATCGCCGGCAAGAAACGCGATAAGGCACAAACACCAGATGCTATAGCAAGAGCCAATAGCGATAGAGAAAAGATACAACAAGGACTTGACCAAGTCAAAGGGTATTTCAAATGAAATTAGATTTTATTGATACCTTGTTGACAGAAGATGCAGCCGGAGAAGATGCAGCCGGCGGCGCACGTATACCACATCCCGAAGATGCTATATTCGATGGTTTACCTGAAGCACAAAAATGTCTAGCAGGTATAAAAGAAGTGATTGCCAATCCTCAAACTAATACTATTAAGTGGGATGGGTTTATAGCATTATTTTTTGGATATGCTCCCACTGGAGAATTCTTTATAAATGACAAGTATATGCCCGAGGGATTCTTTGCCAAGAGCGCAGCCGATTGGGAACGTTACGATACCCAGATAAAAGCAAGTAAAAATCCTCGCACAAATCTATATCCAAAACTTGATGCCATATGGGAAGGTCTACGAGTGTCGGTCACAACAAAAGCTATATTCAAGGGCGACCTAATGGCCATTGGCGATGATATGGTTCCCAAAGGCGGCAAATATGTGTTTAAAGGTGTAACGGTCACTTATAAAATACCAACAAATAGCCCAGCCGGAACAGCAATGGAAGACAAGGCCGGGATGATCGTGGTACATTCGATGAATGGTACACCGTGGGATGGGGTGACTGGCTTGGCCAACAAAGGAAATGTAGCGATACTGGGTCCAATGGGATTACCAGCTGGACAAAAAGCCGCCCCATTTACACTGGCTGAGCCAACTAAATTATTAAAATCGGCTGATGCAACATTAAAAACCTCTGGACCAGAAGCAGAGAAATTTTTAATGGGACTCGATGGGGTAAGTCGTGCAAAGATAAAGACTTATTTTAATAAAAAGATTACAAAGCAAACAAATGTGGTATTAGATGCATGGTTAAAAGATCCTGTTAGTAATACTAAACCTCCAACTCTGAAGAAACTTGCTGGATATATAGATCCCAAAACCGGAGAGCCAGTGACCGGTTATTTAGAAAATAATAAGGCGGGATTTGACGCATTGGTAAAAGTATGGAACTCTATGTACGAATTAAAGAACAATTTAGCGGGACAATTAGAAAAACAAGTCAAAGGTTTTACGCAAGAAGTCAATGGACAGCCGCAGGGTGAGGGGTTTGTGGCCAACACAGATACGCACGGGACAGTTAAATTGGTGAATCGTGGGGTATTTGGTGGGGCGCATTTTAACTAATAACAGACCCAAATTTATTTTGTTTGTATAAATAACTGTATGCAGAGATGCACATTTATTAAGGAGATTTAAAATGGCAATCCAAACACGAGTCGAAGGTACCGCACAAGCAGTTAAAAACGTTGGTACAGTTACGACAAACTCTAATGCAGTTATTATTTCTACAGGTATCGCGGGCCCAATCCAGGCTTTTAAAATTACTACACTTGGTGTGACAGCCAACCTAGCTGCTGAACTCGGCACAGGCGGCGCAGTAGAAGCAATGTTACGAACAATTGCTGTAAATGGTACAGTTCTTGCTTATCAAGTTGATACTGATTCAGCAACATCACAGTTAAGCGTTTTAACTGAACGTAGTTCAGATACAGCAGCAACACTACAGACTGCTATCCGTGCGATACACGCATCAAACATTGGTGCCGCAAGTACAGTTACTGGACATACAGCCGTTGTTAGTACTGTAGGTGGTATGAAATTCGCAGGCTAATAATAGTAGTAGTTTAACCACAATAAAAAAGCACTTCTCGTAAGTGCTTTTTTTATGACTGAGCTCATAAATAAGTGTATGCAGAGATGCACATTTATTAAGGAGATTTAAAATGGCAATCCAAACACGTTATGCAGGTGATGCACAAGGCGTTAACAACGTTGATGCAAACATATCAGGTTTATTAGGTACTACTGTTGCAACAGGGTTAACAAAAAACCCAACAGCAATCAAGATCACTCTGGCAAACAGCCAGGTTTTCACAGCAGCAGAAAGTGGCACAGGTGGCGCAGTAGAAACAATTTTACGTTCAATTGGTATCGATTCCACAATCGTTATGTATCAAGCTGATACATCACAATTGAGCGTGTTATGTGAAGCAGTTGGTTCAAGCACCGCAACAATCGCGACACGTATCCAAGCTCTTGGTAACGTAGGTGTAGCAGCCAACGTTTACGGCGGACCGGGTGTTACAGTTAGTTCCAGCAACGGTTTCAAACTATCTTAATAGTTTAAAAACTAAAATAAAAGAAGCACTTCTCGTAAGTGCTTTTTTTATGGCCGCTAAATACTATATCATGTCAAATACCGAACTACGTTTTTTTACAGGATATAGTCTAGTAGACATCACAGCCACCGGTGTGATACGTGTCAGTAACCCCGAGTCAATAGAACGAGATCAACAAAGAAATTGGGAAACAGTATTACAATGCATGGGATTACGCACACAACCGCAAGGTATATTAGAGCCGGTCCCTATTATGACTGCTCTAGAGCAGTTAGAATTTGGCAATTTCTATCAAGGTGAGCAAAAAGTTTGGGTATGGCACTGGAGAGTTGAGCCCGATGCTATATATGATCTTCCCAACAAACCGTTAGGTGGGTTAATGCAAGATTTTGAGCAGGTTCCCATTATTAGTGGGTTAGAAGAAACAGCTCGATTTATATTACCTATCTTTTATCCCTACGGCTCCATTAAGAACATATACTTCAAACAGAGCCGATTGAACTAAATATAAGTTGATGCTACGGCACCATTATGGCTCTTATCATGGCGTATACAGGCTTATTAGAATTGCATCGCTTAATTTTAAAGCGAGAAAAGTATTATGGCGTATGATATTGAAAAAAAGAGTCTTGAGGCGCACGTGGAAATTTGCGCTGAAAGGTACAGTAACTTGGAGACAAAATTTAATGACCTTGAAAATCGAATGGATTCAATTGAAGGTCACATTCTTGAAATCAAAGATAGTATTGGTAAAGTTGGGAACGAAGGAAGTAATAGAATTATTGCCATTGGAACCACATTGTTTGGTATTCTATTAACAGCAATATTAAGTATATTAGTGCATTTGGCCACAAAATGAAAATAGTCGAACTGCTCAATAATATCCAAATTGGTATTAACAATGAGCAGGCTGATTTATTAGGGCGTTTTCACAGTGAATCTAAAATATTGAAAAATACGCTCAATTTGAGAGAGCAAGAAATAGCAAATCAACTAACGGCACAAGACATCTTGTTACGCCGGAATGAATATGGCAAGATCACATACACGAAAAAAATTAAGTAATAAACCACGCCCCATAATACATTCAGCAGTACCCCGTGATGTAACCAAGGCGGCAGCAGACCATATCGCTCATTGGACTCATTGCGAGTTAGATAAGCTTCAACGAATTAAAAGTAGTCCTATTTGTATAGAGACAAAGCAGGGGTATAAGATTGGAATGTATTCGTTAAGAGTATTTCGCAATAAAACCTGCGATGTATATGATCACAATAAAGAGTATATACATACGTTTGAAAACAAAGTTAGTGCGGTGTTATATACGATTTTGACTATAAAACGTAGATATAACGAGGCATACGAAATCATTCAACTTGATACCGAAATAAATAAGAATTATACAGATGTACTGTTTTTTCGTAGAAGTATAAATCGCGCATTACAAAAAAGAGACTTTGCAACAGTTGATGTTACGGTAGCAAGACTTGAAGTTGCGGAAAACAAGCTAATTATTGCGCGTGAACAAGTGGCAAAACGGCACAATCATGCTAAATGGCATAAGATTTGGCAGTAAGGAAAGATTTAAAAAAATTGCAATACACTAAATACATAATATAAAGTTTAGGAATAAAAACCATGAGACTCTCCGAGATGCAAACTGAAGTAACACCACAAAAAATTAACAAAGTTATGGAAAGCCGTTTTGGATTTTCAATTGATTATGATAATTTAACTTATGCTAAGGCACAGCGTTTAAGCAAAGCATTGGGTGAAAATATTACATCCATTAAGAAATCCTTTGGCGCACATACAGCAGAAAAAAACCCTAAATACACAGAGTTAATGCTGGTCAAAGAGGGTCTAGATAAATGGTTAGGTTCCGAGCAGGGTTTGTTTGAAAGTGAACTAGGTCGTAGCGAAGCGGTATTAGCTGCCAAAGACATTGTTGACAGTGTTCAAGATATGTTGGAAAAAATTAGCAAAGTCCAAAATGAACAGATGCCTGCTTTGATTGACACGATACGTGATCAAATTGGTAGTGAGCAAGCTGAGGCATTTAAAACAAGCATGAGTCCAACGTTAACAGATCTATATACTGCATTGAGTACAGCACGTGAAACAGCCGATACCAGTGTACGTGTATTGTCCGGTGAACAACCACCAGCTACAGACATGGGCTTAGGCGGAATGGATGGCGGAATGTCTCCAGCACCAGTTGATCCAATGACAGCAGCTCCACCAGAAGGCATTGATAGTGATCTAGATACTGATGGATTTGATGCTACTGATGCCGCTGCTGGCGGCCAAGAAGAATTAGGTCGCGAACGTCGTTAATATGCGTATTAGTG